CTATCCAGTAAAATTGTTAACATATCTTTGATTTCATGCATCTCGCACTTCAAAGTATTTATCTCTCTTGTTGCACTACGAATCTCATCTCTTTGTTTTTTTGCTTCTGTTGCTCTTATTTTTGCAACCTCATATGCATTTTTATTACGATTAATAATTGCGTTAGATTTTAAATCTCTAACTAAATCTTTATGTCCTTCTACTTCTCTATATTCCATATTAATATGCCAATGCTATTGCCCGTAGGTCTTTTACTTTAGGTACTTGAGCTGCATTTGTTGATTGTAATACAATCTTAATTGCAAACTGAATGTAATCTGGAAGTGGTTCTCCAATTCCGTCATCTGTAACTCCAGCAGTATACACATACTCTTGAAAATCATTTGGTGTTAATGATAAAGAAACAGCACCATCTGGAGAACCATCTGTATTAAAATACTGATATCCCAAATCATCAAAGTCATCAGCAGATGCAGCTTCTAAAATCTTAAACATAACTTTTATTTCTGATGAAGCTTGTCTATTTCCATTAAGTATAACTTTTAGTGCAGTACCAGCGTTAGCTAATGCAACTTTTTTTGTAATATAAATTGCAGAGTTATTATCACCAACTGGTGCAGTAGAGTCTACAAAATCTGTTGTAGGAAATACATCTGAACTACTTTCAATATTATCAACAATATTACCAACAGTAACAATAGACATTCTATCTATGTCAATTATAGGAGATAAATTAGTCCTTGATGATGTCATTGTTATATCTAGTTTTAAAGATTTTGCACCAGACATTTCATTAGTTTCGTTTATGTTAGAAGCAACTATTCTTGATGAATCAAATTCAAAGTTTTCATTAAGTGGTATAATATTTCCTGTAGTTTCCACAGAAAATGGTGTTTCAGTACCACTAGGACTTGTACCAGAAGTTGTTTTTAGTTGTGCAGTAATAGTTGTGTTTGGTAATTCAAGAGCACTAACAAGACTTCTTATTGTTTCAAATCTGTAGTTCTCTGTTGCATAAACATTATTAAGACCGACTTGTGCTGTTGGTGTACCATCAGCACCAGTAATTGTTGGAGCAGTTGTCAAACTAACAGTATATGAATTTGTATCAATATTTGCAATGTTAGCATGAGTTTTGTTTATCTGGTCAAGTGGTGTTCCTAGTATTTGATAAAGTTCTACAGTTGCACCATTTGCGTGTGCGGCTGATGCACCACTAGTTGTAATATCTACACCTCTTGTTATGCCAGTAATACCTGTTCCAGATATTGAACCAAACATTATTTCATTGTCAATTTTAAGATAACAACGAGAAGACAGATTACTTGCAGCAAAGTTTGTACCAGAAGTCAAAGTCAATGAGTTTGCAGTAGCAGTAATAGCACCATTCAATGTAGTTGTTATTCCAGAAGAAACTCCAGATATTTGTACGTTATTAGTTGCAGAATACATACCATGATTTTCATGACGTATCTTTACTGTAGTTGCACTATGTGTCATAATTAATGGACTTGATACTAACTTCTCTCCATAAATACTAGTAGTTCCATCTTCAGCAATTACAGTATCACCTAAGAATTTATTTTGCAATGCAAGAGTACCAGAAGTTGAAAACTTTGCTCTATTCATTGTAAACTTTAAGTCTTGCATTTGAATAGCGTTCCAAGTTGTATTATTCTGTGACTTAAATAACACACCTAAGTGTGGTTGTTTTGAAATAAGTCTTGAACTTCCACCAACATCAGTTTCACCCATCTGTGCAATCCACACACGATAGTCGATACTTGTTGTCATAAGAACAACACAATACTCTGTACCAGACTGTACAAATACAGGAGAGTCGAAACTAAATCTTGTTGCAGTTGCGGCTGTAGTTGTATCAAGATTAACTTCTGATGGATTTAAAACTTTTCTACCAAAAGGTAATACTTTAGGGCCAGGATAACCATTCACTACATTTCGTATCTCACACCATACAGGAAGATTTGCATCTTTCGCACCAAAGAAAAAGTCAACACTTGTTATAAAAGAACCACCATCATCTGAAACCATAAAGGTTTGTGCAAGTGGGTCATGCATAAAGTTAGTAACAGTTTCTTGTATAGATCCAGCAGTAGAAGTCAATAGTGTTTCTTGGTCAACATTCGTTTGAACTAAGATAGGTTCTCTAGTTGACACAATTGTTTCTTGTGTTGTTTCAATAATACCTTTTGCAAAATAACTTTGGTTACCAGCAGTAAATGCAGCAACAGAATTACCAGCAGTAACGCTTCTTGCATTTGTAGGACTTGAAGTCATTCTAAATTCAACCTCACCAGTTCTAAAAAATGGTACTGAACCTAATTCTTTTCCTCTATAATCTGGAATTTGAAAACTACCCTCAACACCACCAGAAGCATTAGTAATCAAAGGACTACCAGCAATAATAGTTGTGTCAGTTGTAAATAAACTAGAACTTGGTGTTACATAGACAGAAACATCTATTTTATCAAAGAATACATAGATTCTTGTATTAGGAGCAAAACAAGTTCCAGAAAAACTAATAAGTCTAGGTCTAACGAAAGGAACAATACCTTGTGAAATAACTTTACTTCCTAGTGATTCTTCACTAAGTCTAGAACCTACAGAAGTTTGTGTTCCAGTTCTTTTTTGACCAGTTGTAACAATATCGATAGTTCTTTGGACATTATGATAACCATGACCAAACTCACCATATCTAGACCTTCTATTTCCTAGATTAATTGTTGTTACACCAGACCATTGTGTTTCCCAAGAGTTCCAGATAGTTCCAATAGCATTTCTATTTTGAGCTGCAAAGGTATCAAAGTCACCCTCTTTGTTTATAATAAGTGCAGGCGCTTTTACAGTTTCAAACCACTCATCTCCACTAGGAGTAAGAACAATCTTTCCAACAAATCCTGCCATCAAGTATGGTTGAATGTTTTCAACTCTTGTTGCATATGGTTGTCTAGACATAACTTCTTCTGTATATTTTAACGTAATTAAATCACCAGTTTTTGAAAGATTAGATGAACCAATTGCAAATTGAACTCCAACTACTGAAGCAGAAGTATTTGTAGAAGTTTCTAAACCTACGTTCTTCATAATACATTTAGGTCTCATTTCTTGATTAGTTTGATCTATTGAAATTTTATAATCTTTATTAAGTGCATCTCCAACTCTATGTCCTGTAAAGTTATCCACAACAAATCCAGACTTGAAACGATTTAATCTAGTTTCATTATCAACTGTTTCAAAAGATGCAGCTTCTTTTTCTAGTAAACTCAATGCAGTATAATATTCCACATTATCAAGTCTATCTTGTAGTCTACCAATATCACGCATAGTAAATCTTTGAGTCTTAAACCTATCAATAATGAGGTCTTTAGGTGCAAAGGTATATGCTGGTATGAATATTGATGCAAGTTTTAATGCACTATCTATGTCTTTAGGTGGTAATGGTGATTCAGCAGAAACACCTTCAATAATTTTAAAGTCACCTTCTTTTGTTAAGAATAAAGTTGCAAACTTAGCAAGATAATATTCAAAGTCTGCTTGTAAACTACTATTAGGTTTTGGTGTATCAACTGTTGTAGCACCAGTTCCATCAAACTGACGATTTTCAAAGTTAAATGAACTTCCTGTGATTTGATCTATATCTGTTAGTGTTGCAGATGCACCAGTAATATCTTCTGCTCTTGGTCTAAAATCAAAAGCATCTCTTAGATCAAATTGACCAGTAGGTTCTGGATCATCTGGGTCAACTCTAGTAGATGAGTATGTTGGTATATCATCATATTCCATTTGACCATTGAGTGATGTATATGAGTCAACTGTAAACACATCTCCAGAACCATGTTCTAGATAATCATATACTACTAGAAGTCTTCCTAAAGGTATAGAGTTTCCAGTCTTTCTGACAATTCTTGCTATATCATAAAAGTTATCTCTTTGTCCACTATCTAAAGTAAATTGATTAGAAATATTTTTACTACCAGCAGTAATTGCTGAAACAGTTGCAGTTGCACCAGAAAATGCACCAGTAATTACATCACCAACAACAAAGTCTGTTGCAGCTGCACCATTAACAAGAGTGTAGAATAATGGAGTTGTAGTAGAAACAGTTCTACCTTTCGCACCAGATGTTGCACCTGTAAATCTCTCTCCTCTTACGAAAGTTCCTGTTGGAGAAGTTAATGTAAGACTTGGAGCTATTGCATCTGTACTTGTTGACTCGGAGTCAAATATTGCTTGTAATCTATAAACATCTGCTCGACCTAAAGACACATCTGCATCTGTTGCTCTTGTTCCATAAGCACCATCAGCATCAGTTGCAAGAACTTTAAGTTGTTTGGAAAGAATAGTGCTTTTTGATTTTGCAGTAACACTTGTCTTTAGAATTGTTGCATAAAGTTTTACTTTTGCAGAACTACCAAGAAGTGTACTGTCTGTAATTGTTAAACTTGAACTACCTTCTCCACTTAACTTTGCATTTGTAAGTAATATAATATCACCAACTGCAGCAGAACCACCACCAGCAGTAATAACAGATAATGTGTAATCTTTAGTTGCAAACGCAGCAAAGGTTTCGTTACTTCCAGCAGTAAATGTTACTGCACCAGAAGAACTTGTTGTTCCAACGAATTGTCTACGAACTGTATATTGTGTATCGGTTGCACCAGAGTTTGTTCCAGTTAATAGTGTCTTAATTGTAGACTTAGGTAACTTAAATAGAGCAACATTTTTCTCAGGATTTATTAATTTAGCAACTTTCTGTGTCTCAAGTGTAACTCTTGTTGAAGCATCTTCATCTAGAGTTTTACCACTTGAATCAGCTGCACCAGCATTAGTTCCATCAAGTAACATATTACCATCTTGGTCAACAGTTGCAAGTACAAGATCAGCAGTAAACTTATTTGCTGTACCATCAGATAGTGAACGGGCTTCTCTAAAGTCGTGTGTTACGATTGCATCATGTGAACCAACAATATTTGTAATAACCATATCATCATTAGAAGCATCTTCTACTATTTTTCCAGTTTCAGCACTATCTGATGAAATTATTTTTTCACCAAATGTAAAATTTCCAACAACATTTGTAAGTGCAAAACGAGTTTGTATATTACCCCCAGTTCCACTTTCATATTTACCAGAATAAACAAGTCCAGTTGCACCAGAAGTCACACCTTTAACTTGAACTCCACCACTAGAATGAGTTGCAAGAAGTGTAGGAGATGCTACACCATTTAGAGAAATGTATGTAAACATTCTTACATCAAATAAAAATAACTTATAGATTGCTTCTGTACTACCTTGAGTACCAGAATCAAATTCTATTGAACGAGCTCTTGCAACACCAATTTGATATCCAGATGTACTTCCTCGTGTTGCAGTAAAATCTGTAAATATTTCAATTTCTTTGTAAGGAGTAGTTTCACCAGAAACGAAAGATATATCTGGTGTTCCAAACACATTAGTTATAAACGCATGATTACCCATATCAAAGGTACTGACCCCAGCATTAACAGTTGCGAAATCTCTTGCTTTATTTAAATCTTTTAGTGTAGTTCCAATCTTTTCAATCTCAAAACCTTGAACGTATGCTTTACCTGGCTTAATAGAAAATGAAATTAGAGATTCAGATGCAGAATTTCCATCATCAGTAGTTGTACCAGTAGCATATGAACCAGTATTTGTTTCACCTTGATAAATATTAGTAATTGATTCTTTTGGTTCGTATAAAAAGTTTTTTACAGTATAGTCACCAGACTCATCAAAGGTTCTTCTTGCAAGTGTTTCTCCAAGAACAGCATATTCTGTTGCTCTTGCTACTGCAACCATTCCACCAGTATCTAATCTCATAAGTTCTATGAAAGAAGAATCAGCAGTTGAGTCAGTATCTAATATTACAAGGTTTACTGCAATCTTTAACCTGTGAGCACCTTTAGCAGCATAGTTATTTGAACCAGTTGCATTGTCGGTTAGTGTTGCATCCGTTTCTGGAGTAACTAAAGTTTCTGTAATATTAAAACCAACACGACCATTTTCTATGATTGAGTTTATACTTAGAACTAATGTTTCTTTTAAACATTTTACAAAATTACCACGAATAAAGTAAACACCTTCTTCTATTGTAACAGAAGAACCAGTTTGTGCAGCTGTGGTTGTATGTGTTGTTCCAGATGCAACATTTGCAGCATATGATGTGGTGTGTGCAATCGTTGTGTTTGCAGTAATATTCTCTGAATTAGAAAATGCAAGTGTTGCATTATCAGAACCAGCTGAAATATATTGCAAGTGTAAAATTGGTTGTGCAGTAGTTGTTGCTTCTGTGAAACCTATAACTTTTGCCTTAACACCAGAAGTAACTCCTGTGATAATGATAGGGTCAGTTGCATTGTAGAATGAAGCAGCAACAATATCTTCACTTGCAAATGTTGTTGCAAGTTGTACAGTAGTAAAATCTTTTGAGTAAGAGAGTTGCCCTGGTATAACCACAGTTCCTTCTTTGAACATATGTTTACCATGTTGTTCAATCTGTCCTTGAAGAATAGATTGAAGTGTTGTCAGTTCTCTTGCTTGAATAGAATAGCCAGGTCTGAACAACACTCTGTGGAAGTTATCATTCTCGTCAAAATCGTCATAGTATGGTGATACGTTTAGGTCTGTGATTTGTGCCATATTTAGAACTCAATTATAATTTTAATGTCTTCTGTTTGGTCAGAAGCTCGTTGAATAGGTTTTCTGTTTTCCAAGTAAATTATGTTCCCACTATCTGCTTCCAACTCTGGATTTGCATAACCACTTGTGAGTGTAAGTGTATTACTATTTGCAAGTGTTACTGTTTCACTATTTGTACTTGATGGTGTACCAGTTGCACCAGATGTTCCACCAGTTATGGTTGCAGTTGAACTAAAGGCGACCAAACCACCAGTAGAAGCACTTGTACCAAAACCTTTATAACTTTCTTGTTGATAATAAAGTATTTGTAGGACTGAATCCCACTCTACAACTTTACCTACTGCAAGAGTTGTTGCCTGTGT